GGCTTGACGCCGGCACGACCGCGCTTGATCTCGCAATCGACAAAGGCCGTGGCCATGTCCCTGGATGTGGTCTCGGTGATAACATTCAGGCGCTTGACGAGCGCGGAATTTTCAGATTGCAGCGCGATGATCGCCTCATCAACACCATCACCTTGCGATGAAGTCTTGCGCGCCGCTTCCAGAATCGATGTCGCATCGCCCCCCTCGCCGAGTCCCAGCGCCACGCCAATCTCGGACAATTGCGACTGCAATGCCGTGACATCGCCGCCCGCATTCGTTTGCATCAAAGTGACTGCAGATATCACATCAGCCTCGCTTGATGCGGCATCAAGGCCGAGCTGTTCGGCCAGTCGTTCCAAAAGCGTCATATCGCTCTCCTGATTAAGCGCGGTCAGCCCGCGCAGATTTGGGGTGTTCACGAGACTGGCGCGCAGAATACGCACCACGTTCTTGGCTTCGTCATGCAGGATCGCCGGAGAAATCCCTCGATAAGCTTTGCTGGCAACCAGTTCTCGGCCAGACGCGTTCCATTCAACGCGTCCCCATATCCCGTCTGTGCGCGCCTGCATCTCAACGATCCAGCCGCGCGCCGGGGACGGATTGCCCAAAGGCGCCGCCAGATCGGTGGCGTGGTTCTCGTCGATCGGCAACCGATCCTGATCCTGGAAACTGGCGGCGATCATTTTTGCCGCGTCCGTTACATAAAACGGCCCGCGCTGATCAGCGGTGCCGATTGCCCCCTGAATTGCGGGCAACAGATGAACCCACTCAGGTGCGCCTGTCTCGGCCGCTGGTGCGGGCAGATTTTGCACGGCCATCATGGCGATGGACTTGATTGGGGATTGGTTTGATTTGCTCATGCTCCGATAATCGCCGAAGCAGGGTAGGCAAAACAGTCGCAAGGGCTTGTATAGACGCGCCCTCAGACTGTTCCAGCAGACTGGCCCGAGATTTGCTTTGGGTCAACCTTGTGCAGCTGCAACCCGGTTTAACCACTCGTCAACTGTAGCCACTATATTGGTTCTGTCCTGTTCGGAGATACCGAGGAAGGGGCGCTCCGGGATACGTCCCCACGGGATAGCACCGCCTTTTCTGGTCGTCCCGAACGCCCCCTTGGCCGCCCCGAACTGCATGACGGCCGCATAGATCAGGTTCGAGCCGATTTCGACACTGTGATCCGTGGCTGTCCGGCTGATTTCACTCGAAAGGCGGCCCGTAGGCCCGAACAATGGCCGGAAATCAATCCGGTCCCCCCGCCGTCGATAGGCCGCGATCGTGGTTTGCGACTTTTGCGCCCATTTCGTGCCGTCTGGCGCGACACTTTCCTTGAATCGCTCCTTGGTCGAATTCACCAGCAAATCGCCGATTTCTTCCATCACCGGCGTCATGTCGATCAGGGCTTTTGACAGGCGATCCAGAACAGCGGCAACCTCATCTTCATTCAGTTCGATCGTGATCATGTCAATTTACCTCTCTGTTACCCGCCCCCTTTTTGAAGAATCTGGCGCAATCGCCGCGCGCGCTCGGCCGGGCGACCGCTGATCCGCCGGAAACTGCTGACAAACATCTCCTCACCCGACGCGGTAACCTTGACCAGAAGAATGCGCCCGTTCGCACCGGGTGTCTCAAGAACATATATCAATGATCGCGGCCCATCCTGAATAACCTGATCGGCCATGCTGACCACACGTTGGGCCTCGGCATATTCAAGAACCGACAGCGCCGGCTGTCGGGATATCTGTTTTGTGAGGGTTTCAGACGACAGATTGGCAACCGTATTGGTTGCACCAATTTTTGTCGCGTCCGCTTCAGAAATCCGCACCAATGGCCAATTACCCTTGGGCGACCTGAACCACGCGGAAAAGAGGTTGGAACGCAACCATTCCTGAATGAGATCGATGGACGGCCCCTGGGGCAATGCATTCAGCTTGGGTGCGAGCGCCGTAATGATGTCTGCAACACTTGTGCCAGGTGAATAATTCCAGCCCCGATCGATACCCTCGGGCGCGCCGGTTTTGGGGTTGAGCTTCTGCCAGTCAGGCGGCAGTTTCAAATCCGGCCTGCCGCCAACCCGTTTCGCCCCCGCGATCGAGCGCGCGCCAATCACATAGCAACTGCAGCCCCAGCCATTTGGCGGCGCATGTTCCAGCCAGAACGGATGATCCGGCGACAGGATCAACCCGTCCCAACCCAGATGTTGAATTCGCGGTTCAAGTGATCCGCCGTGCCGGTAGACCCAGTACTGGAATCCCCCCTCCACCAGCTGCGCCATGCGCCCGGCCGCATAGGTGGTGGCAGAATTGGTCTTATAGATGATGCGTGTGCGCCAAGCTTGCCCTTTTTTCGTACCCTCGCCAGTCCACCCGTGCCAGCCGTGTTTTGTTACGATACCGCGAAAATCCCGCCGGAATTTCTCAAGCGTGCTCCCATCGGCAATTGCCTGGTCAACAGCTCCTCCCAAATCGGCCAGAAGATCGGCCTTCATGGCGCCGGCCACCATGAAGGCGCGGTCATGAGCAGATTTTTCAATGTCATTCCACCTAGCGGTCGGAACTAAATTACCCAGCCTCAAGCGAAACGCGGCCACCTGTTGTGCAAACGGCTTGCGGAAAACAGCGGCAAGGGGATCAGCCACTTTCGCTCTCCAGCGCGACACGGCCCCCAAGTTCGGCAGCACTCAGTGCAACTGCGATAATTTGTGCCAGGCGTGACGCGTCAAGTTTGCCAAACCCGGCGTCTATCATTGCCCGAAGCTCTGGAAGCGACCCTGCTGCACCAACCATCGCCTCAATTTTCCCCAACATCAGAGCCATTTCCGGGCCCTGCTCGATCTCAAGCCGCGCGGCAATTTCATCGCTCGGGGAAACCGGCCCAAATTCGCCCGCTGACGGGGGTTGCTCGCTCTGCGGAGCGATGGTGACTGAATTGGCCGGACCCCGTTTAATTTTTGCGCGTTGGCGTTCAATGGGGCCTTTGGGCGCGACGTCGGGCGGGGAGGCAGACTGCGGCGGGCCTTTGGCATCATTCTGGCCCAGAACTTCGGCGCCATCGGGCGGATCGGAGAAACCAAACCGGTCCCGGACCTCGCTCATCTGAACTCTGAGGCCCAGAGGGACCAGAACCCCGAGAGAATCGGAGAGTTGTTTCAGATCCTCGCGTTCGGCGCGGGCGATCTTCAGGCGTGGATAGGTGTGTTGCGGCCCGTATTCCAGATCAATCCAAGGCCGGATCAGGTCGCGATTCAAAATGGCCGCCAAGGCGCACGCATCGGCGCGCTCGATGTCTTCCTGGACCTGCCGGTGCTCCTTGCCCGATCCCAGACCGCCAACCACCGCATCCGTCGTGGCGGTCTGTCCCAATACCGCTTTTGATATCTGCCGGTCAAACCAGTCCGAGCGCCGTTCATAAAGATCGCTGGATGGCCCGACTGTTTTTGACTCGATAAAATCGATCGTCATGCTTTCGGGAATGATCGCGGCGCAATCTCCGGCGATATTTGCAACTGCACTGAATAACGTGTTGCGATCATCCTCCGAAGCACCGGGCCCGAATTTGCCAATTCGCAGGGGCTGACCAAATGTTTGCGTAAATATTGCCCAGTCACGCTGGGTGAACGCCTTGAACATCCAGCCCCATGCCGCAACCCGTGCCAGCCCCGAGCGCAGGCTGAGACCCGATTTAGCCTTGATCTCGGCAAAGATGAATTTCATCGCCGGAAGTGGCAGATATTCACCATTATCCCCCAGCATGATTGGCGTCGCCAGATCACGGCGATCAAACCGGAACCCGCGCGGATCGCGCCACGTCAGGCGCTGGGGCTGCCATTGGCCCTCTGACGTGTCCCAGATGATTTCAGTGAAGGAATATCCCTTGCCGATACAGTCAAGGATATCAAATATCTCCTGTGTCAGCTCATCGCGTTTTAGCCAGGCGCGGACCATATCAGCTATTTTGACGTCGCCAGGCGCATCACTGGCGGCCTCGACCGTCACCTCGATCTGGCTGACCGATCTCCGTCTGGTGCCAAGCACACCTATATAATGGGGATCCCGCTCCTCAATGGTTTCCGCCAATTCAAGATAACGGATCGGATCCCCCATATCAGCGGCACGCAGGATGTTCGCCAGGCGCACCGGGTTCAGCCCGTCGGCCGGATAACCCGAGATCGGCGAGCGGACGCCGCCAAGCGTCGGCCCGGCGATCTCCTTGCGAAGGGTGCGACGGTCGACGGGATTTCCAAAGCGGTCGAGCAATGTCGGTGATCGTGCCATCAAAGGCCTCCTTTCAGACCCGTCCCAAGCGGGGTTTTCCACCAGCCACGGGTGATCCGGTCATCATCGTGTCGGGGCCGATCCAGAAAATTTCCATCCGTTTCTGCGGGAGCATCATGCGGCGGCACGGCCCGGTAGTCGTATTCAACCCAGCGCATCCGACTGGCAAAATGTGCCAGCGCGAGCGCAATCGCATAGTCGCCGTGGCGCTTCTGTCCCTTTTCACCCGCGCGACTCGGGGGTACCCGCGGAATGCCGCGCACCAACTTCACAACACGCAGATCCGACAGATGTGCATCATCCGCGCCGATCGCAATCATGTTGTCCTCGAACGCCGCCTTGAGGGGCGGCATGTGCAAACGATACCAATCTTCGGTGAACTTGATTGCCCAAACCAGACCGGCGCTGTCCTCGTTCTCACGTAATCCAAACTTGCGGCCCATATCCTCGGCGACGGTCCAGCCCATACCGGTCGCATCAAATGCCGCCCCTATGAGGCGGGCGCGCACATGCTCGAGAACCATGGCAGTAATCTGTTTTTGCTCGTCTCCCGGAACATTCCGAAGCTCAAAAACCAGACTTTCACGCCGCTTCAATCGCTGTTCAATCGCCAATAACGTGCCAACGGTCAAATCCGACACGCGGGCAAAGTCAAAGCCAAACGCATATTGCGGCGCCAGATCGATACCTGCCAGTGCATCCTTTAGTTCCTCAACAAACGGCTCCATCAGGAGCGATTGATCAAGGCGAGACCGGTGCAGGTAATCTGCCGGTAATTCCAGTCGTAGAACCGGTGTGTCCGCCGTCATTCTTGCTTCAATCAGGGGGGCTGGCAACCAGGCACCAGATCCAAGCGAGGGGATGCAGAACAATTCCTCATCCGCGCCATCGCCATAAAAATCGATGATATCCTGCCGCCACGCTGCCTCGGCCTCTGGTGACCAGATTATGCCAGTTACAAGGCATATACGCTGGTAAAGCCCGTCACGCAGCGCCTGGTCAAAATCAATCCTGACATGGGCGTATTTTGAACGACCGGCCAGAATATCCTGGACCTGGGCATTGAAATGGTTTTCCGCACCATCATGCGTAGAACAAACAACAACCTGTCCACCCCACATCAAAAACGCCAGCGCCGCCTTCAGCAGTTCCGCCAGATTGTCGACAAATGCCGCCTCATCAATAAAGACAACGCCCTGCTTGCCGCGCAGCGTGCGCGGTGCAGAAGATAGAGCAATAATTTCAAACCCCGAAGCAAAGCGGATACGAAAGGCCGCGATCGATTTGTCTCCGTCCGCATCCCCATCGGGAAACAGAAAATCCTCGGCCTCAGCGGCGGCGCTCGAAAACGCGCGCGCCCACATCGCACAGGCGTCAATAAATTCACGGGTCATTTCTTGCGAATACGAGATGTACATCGCATCCATGCCACTGGCCGATCGCTCTCGCCCTGCGCGCAAAACCGCATAGGCGGCCAAACCCCAAGTAAGCCCGACCCGACGGGATTTTTCGATGAACAGAACCCGCGTCGCCGTCGTCTCCAACAAAGCAACAACGCCAGCCTGATAGGGCAACAAGACCTTTGGTAAGCCCACCTCGTCAATAACCGCAGGCATGGCCTCGGTTGCCACACGGCGCTGGTGTTCCCATTCCGCACGGGAAATCGGGGCGGTCATGACGAAACCTCCCAATAGCCAAGTGCCAAGGTTGCCGTACGCGAACATGGCAAATCAACCGGCGACGTGAGGCGTGTGTCCGTCATTGAACCGTTCCAATGGTCAAAGCAGACACTTACCTTTCCCCGTTTTCCACAACCGCACGGGCAATAATAGTCGATCACCACGTTGCCCTGACCCGATGGCTGGGAGAAATAGAGGCTGCCGGGAAATCGGCGGCACGCAAACCTTGTCTTGTCCTGGAACCACAATGCCCTCAGCATGGCCCAGTCTCCCGAATACTGATCAGATAAGGGCGAGGCCCCGACCAGAGCAGCGTAAATTCCATTCCCTTGTGAACAAATCGGTCATGCCAGCCTAGCAGGCGCCCAAACAGGGTTTCGATCAGCTGAAAATAAATTTTTGCGAGCACCGGGGCATCGCAATAGTTCCTGTTCGCCGCTAAAACCAATGCGCCAATCTCAAGATCGCCCATTATCCCACTCCCAAAATTTGTGCCTTGATCGCCTCGGTCGTTTCTGTTGTCAGCCCGCGCGTTTTTGCCACTGCATCGACAGCATCCCCCACCTTACCCGCAAATTCTTTCTCCACCTTCTGGCGGCGATCCGTGGAAATTCCCTGCGCTTGTGCCGCGGCGCGCAGCGCGCTTGCCAATTGCATCGCATCCTTGGCTGGCAATCCGCCTTCGCCCGACATTGTCAGCAATTCAAAGACCAGTGTCTTGATGGCCTCGGCTGCGATTTTCGTCAGATCATCGGATCCCTGCGGATCAAATCGCGCCGCCATTGTTGCGGCAATCTCGCGGGTTTCCTCCAGACGCCTCGTCATGGTGGCAAGGCGCACTGCGTACCGGTTGAACGCAGAAAAACTCGGAGTATCAAACTGCAGTTGGCCGTGGTGCTCGCGCCGGGTGCATCGTGCTCGTTGATGCTCAAGGAGGAGTATCCGCGCCTGCTCGAGACGGACGAAGCCCGCCGGGTGGCCGCGGCGACCCGCGACCTGATGGAGCACGTCTACGACCTCGCCAAGGCCAAGACCCTGAACCGCGACTTCAC